CGCCTACGCGCCAGCGAACGCGGGTTTCGGTGCCAGCTTCCCGCGTGTTCGCCGTGTCGTCATACACGCGCAACAGTGTATCGGCCCGGCTGCGGTTGCGCCATGCAACAGCAATCGACGTTGCGCCCGTCTGCGGGGCTGGCGTGCGGCTTCCTGCAAGGGTTAGATACTGCGGCGGCAATGGAAGGCCCGCCCGGTTCGTTACCGATGCCGAAAAGGCCGTAGCCGACCCAATCGGAAGCGTTGCGCTTGTCGTTTGGTCAAGCAATTTAACGTAACCCGTCGTTCCAACCGAAAGAAGGTTAGGAACCAAACCGTCGGCGGAACTAATGAACCAAACGCGGTCGTTCGCCGCATGATTGCCCGGCACCGTATCCAAAACGCCGCGATACAGTTTCGGGAACGTAACTTGTCCGTTTCCGTTATCGACAAAGCCCACATAAACGAACAGTTCGTTATTAACCATCAAGAAAGCCGACCCGTCGCGCGCTTGGTCAAGGGTCGTATATTGCATAAGCTTTTCGATAGCCGATTGCGCGACGCCTGTAACAACGAACGTCGAACTTGTGTCGTAACGGTCAGTTGCGGCAACGGTCGAAGCGTAAGCGTTCAACAGCAAGCCGCCGCCGTTGTAAGACGCATCGTTTAGCGCCAAAGTCGGGTCGCTTGCGAAGTTGTCAAGGCTAAACATGCCGTCGTAAGAAATAGACGCATTGCCCGGCGCAACGGCTGCGCAGTACAACCGCCCGGCGCTGTCAAACGTCGCCGTCGTTTCGTTGCTATCGTTGGAAGACAGGAAAGCGGGCGGCGTGAAAAGAAGCCGCGTAACGACGTTTTGCGCTGCGGTATTTGTGGGCGTCCATCCCGAACCTTCGGGCGGGGCAAACGTAACCGTCGAAGACGAAAAACGGTCTTGAACGCAAGAAATCTTGATTTCGTTAGAAGTTAATTCGCCGAAATCAATTTTCGTAACGCGCATAACCATATTCGAAATATTAAACAGTTTCCAGTTCAAAACGAATACGCTTCCGGGGCGCAGATTTTGCGCCTTGCGATTAACGACAATATCGCATTTATAAAGCGGAACGTTAAGCAACGACAATTGACGCGAAGCCAATACGGAAGCAACCGACGCAACAGCGCAACCCGGAACGTTAATTTCGGTCGATTTAACGCGGTTTTGAAAATTGATATTTGCGAAGTCTTGCGTAATTGCTACGCTGTCATCGTAATTATTCGAACGGTCTTTAAACGTAACGCGACATTGGTTAAAGGTGTTTTCCCAAGTCGTCTTTTGAAAGTTCTTCAACGTCGAAATACTGGATTCGTCCAATACAAGCAAACTTCCTATCGTGTAATCTTGACGAATCAGTTTCGCAACAATCTTTGCGGTTGCCGGGTCTTGATACAATACGCCGTCGGCAACGCGCATAACTTCTTCTAAAACGTCTTTGCCGGTAATTGCCGATTGAACAATAAGCGACATTCCCAAACCTTCGTTATAAAGAGTTTGGGCGCAGCTTATAAGCGAAGGCAAATCAAGTTCGGTTTCTGAATTTCCGAAGCGGCCCCATTTTTGCGTAAAGGCGTCGTAAATAATTTCCATCGGATTAACGTCGTAACCATTCGGCATAAGCGAATAAGTCGCATGAAGGCCAGACGTAAGGCGCGACAGTTCGAAGCTAAACGCTTTTGGCGTTGTGCTAGTGCCTATATAAAAGGCTTTGAATACCGCACGCGCAAAGCCGTTATAGGCCGGAACGTTAGCGCCAATTTTCGAAACCAAATAAGAATCTTGCGGCGGGTCAAAACGGCCATTGTAAAACGTCATTGTTCCTTGAAGCCCGCCGCCTTCTTTTTCGCCGCCAAACAGGTTCGGAAGGTTAATCGAAACATCGCCGGAAGAAATATTGCCCGACCAAATTTCGTAAGTATCCGCCCAAATCTTCCGAAGTTTAACGCCGGGGCCAAGGCACAAAATGCAATCAATGCCCATATAATTTTTGTAGCCGACCGTAACGCGCTTCGAACTGAAAAGGCCCGTCTTAACTTTTTCGGTAATCGCAACCGGGCGAAAATCGCCGTACCAAGCCGTTATCGGCGATTTCTGGCGCACCGTTCCCCACACTAGGGGCATAGGGTCGCCATGCTTCGACCGTGGAAATTGGAAGTCGCCAAGCTTCGCCGCGCGGGCGTTTTCAATGTTCGGCTTCGGGGTAAGCGCCGCAACCAAAAGAAGGGCGACGATAAAAACGACTAAGTACCACATTTATTTAACCCCTGTAACGAATACGTTATTTGATTCGCCCGGAACAAACGGGCAACCGCCGAAGTTGCGTTGATTTGCGAATTTCGGGCAACCGTTCGCACCTGAATAAGAATGGTCGCAACCTGCCGTAACTTGAATCGAAGTACCTACGGAAAGTTTGCTAAATTCATAATTGATTGTTAGAAGGCTTCCCGATTGATTAACAATCATTCGACGTTCGTTGCGGGCGGGAATTGCAATTTCGCCGCCGATAAACCAACCGTTAGGAAAACCGCCAATGGAAGGAATGCCAATAACGCGACCTTCTATCGAAGAAACTTGCGTATCAAGTGAATTAGCGACGCGGGAAACCTTGCAAAGTTCGTCAAACAAAACGTTATTGCATGGCGGTTGAACATACACGTTCGGGATATTGCCTTGCAGAATCGAACCAAACTTGGAAGGAATGCGGAACGTTGCGAATTCGTCATTTACAGTAATTGACGCAATCGGCCCTTTCCAGTAAGCGACGTAAGTTCCGGCGTCGCGTTGAAGTCGATAAATAGTAACCGACAACGAAGGCGGCGTAGTTTGAAACGCATAATCTTTAACGATTTGTTCGATAATTGGAATATCTATCGTAATATCTACGTTATCATCGTCATGCGTTCCAACTTTCAAACCGCCGCGTTTCATTCCGGCAACCGGGTTAAACGTAAAAGAATTCAGAATGTGCGGTATCGCGTCTGTCGTCATATAGTAATTTTTATACGTTCCGACAAATTCATAAAGTTCGAATGGCGCACTATCCGAAATGCTTTCTTCTTTAATATCGTAATCAGACATATTTAAACTTCCGCCGTTCTAATGGAAAGATTCAAAAGGCTTTCAAGCCCGTAGTGTTTCCATTCTATCTTATCATCGTTGATTCGAACAGGTAGCAAATACGAAATGCGGTTAATGATTTTCCAGCCCGCGCCGGTAGGAACTGCCGGGTCGAAAAGGATTACGCTATTGCCGCCCGAAACCGAAGCGCCGATAATCGTTGTTCGATGCGTTCCCGAACTTGTTTCAATTTCGATATAACGATGCGTAGGAAGTGAATAAACCTTTTCCGCGTATTGCGTACCTTCGACCGTGTAATTAGTCGCAGCGTCGACAGGCGTAACAATTACCTTCAAATCTTGCCGATACGTGGGCATCCAAAACTTACGCGCCTGCCCGCGTGCATACGCCAAAACAGTTTTCCAATAATCCATTTCTTCCGGCGCATACATTCGATTTACTTTAAAAGTTCGCGGCCCGCCAATGCGGCTATAATCCCAACGCGAAATAATATCTTGCACGCCGGTTTGATTATCTAGCGAAACTTGACCCGTCGAAACTTCGTCTTTAACTAATTCGTCGGCAAGCGGTCTTTTTTCGACAACAGGAACGCCCAAAAATTGCGGCAATGAAACAGCCGACCCGGTACGGGTTAAAACTGTTCGTTGGCGTGTCAGTCTGGCGTTAAATGAAACTTCGGCCACATCATCAACGGCATAACGTGCAAGCGCCGTTTGATTGTCAATAAGCGCGGGCGAACCCGGCATAATTAACGAATCCGTCGGAATATCGAAAAGCATGTTCGAAGTTAAAAGCGCCCCGCTTACAGTAAGCGAAGCAACTTCGACAAGCGCGGCATTACTTGGCGTTTGAATCAAGACATATTCACCCGCCCTAATATCGGTTTTTGTATTGTCGTAATAAAGTACGTTTGTTCCTGCGGTCGTTTTTGCAGTTGTCCGGGTTGTGTATTGATATTCTGGAAGCCAAAGACGACCAACAGCCGCCAAGAAATCGCCATAAAAACGACGTATTTGTTCCTTGCTATCGAATACGGCTTTAAACGACAATTCGATTCGCGGAACTTCGCCGCGCAATGCTATGCGCTGTTCGCTTCCGTCTGTTGCTACCATTAAATCCGACAACCATTCCCAAGTTTCAGTTACGGGAACTTCGGGCACAATATCGAACTTAACCGCGCGTGTTCCTGTAATCAGAATCGGCAGCGGGTCGGGAACGTTGGAAAAGTCAAATTGAACTTCGACGTTAATATTAGGCGGCCCCGAAACGCCGACAGTAACGTTATAAAAGATTTCTTTAAGCGGATTCATCGAAAACGGCGTAGCTTCGCCGGTAATTTCAATGCCTGCGGGCTGGCTTATTGAAATTTCGTCAAGCGTCGCCGAATTCTTTACATACGCATTCCATACGCTAACTTCGCGTGTTTGCGAAGACGCAATAGTTTGCAAATCAATTTTTAACGGCAAGACGTGAATTCGATTATAAAAGTCGTCGAAAAAGTTTGGCGCTTGTTGGCCCGGAATTGCCCACAAATTAGCGGGCGCAATTCTGAAAGGGTTTCGCGGGCCTTGCGCTTTGCGCGTTTCGGCGTCAA